AAACTAAATCAAAAACAAACAAGCCGTCTGAATCAATAACCCAATAAAAGCCACTCGATACATAAACTTGTATCGATCAATCTCATTAATCAAATTGTCGCGTTCCTTTTGACTCATTCATGGTTTTGGGGTTAATCGTGAAATTAGAATCATTATAAAAAAAGATATTGATTTATTCAAAATTATTCAAAATATCGACTATTTTAAGATAGCCCTGAATGTCATCCTGGGTATCTTTTTTAGTCGGTTGGTTGTGCAATCTCAAGGTTTTAAACGCTAACATCATTGTTGCTGCTTGTTGTGGCGTAATCTTAACATCCATCATGCCGCCCCAGACTTGCGCTAATTGACGCATAAAACGCCTAGGGTGGCCGTACTCCAAACCCTTTGTGTGGATCATCTCATCCACCTGGAAATTGCTGTCGATCATTAATTAATCTCTTTAGTTTTAGTAATGATCTGTGGCTTTTGCTTATCAAACCTAACCAGCTCTCTTTGTAGGGCATCGGTCAATAACTCCTGGTTCATAACCAAAGATTGACGAGTCAGGTTTTTAACGTGTACCTCATCTATCTCTTGCAGCTTTCCAATAACACCATTTAGATTGTTTGCGATATTGGTCTCAGCCTCATTAAGGTCGCTCATAGGTATCTCTATCTCATCACCATCTGCGTTTTTATACATAATCACAGGGATTTCTTGTTCTGCCTCTTCGTTCTTTACTTCATCATTTTTTACTTTATCACTCATAGTTTTTCCTTATATTAATTAATTGAGTTAAAAATTTCGTTGCCAACATCTTTGGCGTTTTGTTTGAGTTAAAAATTTCGTTGCCAACATCTTTGGCGTTTTGTTTCGCGGTATCATCCATAACATGAGCATAACGCATGGTGGTCTTTGGGCTTTTGTGTCCCAACAGGTTAGCTATCTCAACAAGCGTTACCTTTTTTGATCTAAGGGCAAAGGTCGCAAACGAATGTCTTAAATCATGGATTCTTAGGTCTGGAACACCCGCCTCTACCCTGACCTTTTGCCAGAATTTATCGGGATAGTTGGTATCAATTAACTTACTGCCCTTGCGTTCTAGTGAATTGATAATCTGCATAGCCTGGTCATTTAAACGAATCACTCTTGGCCCATCTTTGTCATCGGTTTTATGATTCTTGAGTATGATTTGATTGCCTTTTAAGTCACTCCATTTTGCCGAGATCAACTCACCCTTTCTGCAACCTGTATATATCAACAACATTATTAGATTAATGTATTTGTGGTTTTGTGGGTTCACCTTCTTTTTCCCTAACACTTTAAAGATGCGTTTCATTTCATCTTGGCTGCAATAGCGTTTTCTTTGCACCTCTGGGTGTCGCTTAATGCCTTTACAAAGGTTCTGCTCGACCATTTCATAACGCATAGCAATGTCAAAGGTACAGCTAATTATTCCCAAACAACGATTGGCAATGCCGTGTCCTTTGTTGGTGACCTCGTAAAACCAATCAATCACATCGACTCGCTTAATACGCTTGATGTTCTTTTTGCCAATCGAGTCTTTGATGTGTCGTTTCCACACCCTCTCGATTGAGGCAACTGTTTTTTTCTCTCTGCGGTTTAGGTCACACACATAAAGATCAAATGCTTTGTTTAAAGTTTTCATTATTATCTCCTACTTAATAATTATAATTTTTATTCGCTTTTTTAAAGTCATGCCAGGCAACCGTTAAAACCAAATGATTGCCTTTATCCAGCTCATTTAAAAAGTCCTTGGTATAGTTAGCCCTTGCCTCTAACAACCAAGACTTAAAGTCAGGGTCAGATAGTTTTTCTGCTAACTGTTCTTTGTTCAGTGTCGTTTCCACCAGTCCTTACCTCTTTTTCTTTTGTAGCGTTTTTGTAAAAATTCTCTTGAGTGTCGATAATAGGCAAACAAACTCCAATAAGGCTCACCGCGTTCTTGTTTCCCGATGTCATGTTGGTATTTTTTGCCTTTAACATAGTGTTTAAAGCCATCAGATAGCTGCATCATTTGTCCATCCTTATTTGACCGGTGACTGTATCAAAATCAATCTCGCCCATTTCCCTTAAACGCTGCAATCGCGGATAAATCGCACCACGACTTTTTCCCATTTGCACAGAAATTTGATTTTGCGTGGGTGTGTAGCCGTTTTTATCAAAGAATTTTTTTATAACTTCCAGGGTGTCTAGGGCGTTCTGCTGTTGCCTGTGTTCAATCGATGTTGTCATATTGCACCTCTTTAATAGATAGGGTTTTCTTTCTAATGGTGTAAGCCTCTTTAGCTGGTATCACCTTGGTTTGTTCGGGTTTAGCTTTGTAGTTAATAGAACCCCATTTAACTTGATAGTTACCTACCGTGGCGTGTTCGTTCTCTTGCATCGCTACCTTTATGGCCTTCTCGCTATCATCAATAATCTGCTTAGAGTTTTCAATGATGCGTTTAGCTGCTTGAATGTCCTCAACCTTGCTTTCAACCTCGTCTGGTAATTCAACCAGTGAATCATAAGACGATGACCAAATGATATTGGCATCCAGACTGTGTTCAGGCTCAAAGTAATCCTCTTCCTTAACGCGCCTGTCAAAGTCGGTGACTGTTTCCTCAAGCCATTTTTTAAACTCTGGATCTCTTTCAAAAACAAAGATTCTTAAATCAGTTGATTGATACAACACCACCACCGCACACCAATTAAGGTTGGCACACTCCATCAGCCCTTGAGCTTGCAGTTTGCCACGCCAATCAGGCAGCTCATCTTCTGACCAATCTCTGGTTGTTTTAGCCTCTAAAATGCCATCGCCTAACAAACGCAATTCTTTATCATCAGTGGTAAAGATATTTTGAGTTGAATCGGTTTTAATAATCAGAGGTTTTTTAGCATCCATTGAGGCGCTGGCAATCCCATCGGGTGAACCCGCAAAGGGCAATGTACTATGCACCAGGGGTTTTTCAATATCTAATCTGGGATTAGTTAAACCAAGTCTCAAACAAGCCTCTTCGAGTATTGGGTTCTCCAACACATCACCAATTCTCATGTGAAGGGGTTGCTCTTTACTTCTGACATCTTCAAACTGAGCAGCCCTAATACACTGATCCAATAACTTGTTTTTAGTGAATCCATAGGGGTAATGTTCATCCCATATAGCTAGACCAGAGCAAGATAATTGGTGGTCAGGTGTTACTTTGCCGACCATTTTTAGTTACCCCCCTTTGCGTCTCTAAGGTCTTGTAATGACCAAGTGGTAATGACCCTATTCCAATCTTTAGTTTCAAAATCAAAGTAATTGATATAGGTAAGACCGGTATTATCACCGGTGGTTATTTTCCTTTCCCATGCAATACAATCCACAGGGATTCTTAGGTTCCCTTTTAATGTGGGTATATATGGGTTAATGTGTTTAGGCTTAGTTGTTGCTTGTTGGTACATAGCAATCTCCTTTTATTAAAAGCGATTGCATCAATTCAACTACCAAAGGGCTTAATACAGCATGAACAGTAGTAACTGTAAATACTGTTGGAACTGTTCGATCTGTCCAACTTAACTTACTATATATTATACGCATATCTAATAAGTTAAAAAAAAGCCGTGGACTCACGCTATCGCTTGGGTTTATAGGTGAAAACAAGGGAATCCCCCCCTGTTTTGGTGGTAATGAAATCAAATTGAACTCTTCCATGAGCCTACCAATGGGTTCTCGAAGGTACTTTACCAAAGGGTGCGTCATGACTGTTCTCGTTATTTTTTACGGTAACGTAATTCTTGACTGGCATCCTGGATCACCTGTTGGGCAATCGCGGTTTTCATACTGATTCTTAACTCGGCGCGTTTGATGGCCTTTAGCTCTCCAAGCAACTCATCAAACACCACAATGGCATCCTCTAAGTCCTCTTTAGTGAGCATCGGTATCATCATGCGCTTAGTGTCCCAGCCAAAGAATTTGAGGTAGTACACCTCACGGTCTTTTAATTCGATGTTGGGGTCGTGCATGTGGCTTATGTTCTCCTGCCTCTTCATTGTTTGCATAATATATTTTTTTTGTTTATTAAATGTCAAGAATTTTTTATTAATTTTTGTGTTTGCTTTAATTCAGCTATTTTTAAAACTAGGTTTCTCACATTGCTCGGATGCCAGGTTCTACCGTACCTGGATTTAAAGCCTTGGTTGTTTAAATTATTAGCAATATCCTGATAGGTTTCCGCCCCACCCTTTTGAATCTTTTTAACCACAGGGCGCATACTTACAGCAAATTCATTAGCACGCCTAGTGTGGTCAAGCGAGGCTTTTTTAGTCGCCTCGGCAAGTTTGGGATTGCCAAATTTAATGCCTTGTTTTTTTAGTTTCGCCATTGCCTTTTTAGTATTGACCGAAACCTTTTGACGATGTAGGGCCACCACCTTACCCATGAGCTGGATGTCCACCCAATGCGCCCCTTTGACATCAATGGCTGCAAAACGCAAACCGTGTCGAGTGTATGCCTCTAGCATTAGAGCTACAAATTTAAGGTTATTGATGCGTGAACCCAACTTAGCTGCAATCACATTGGCTTTTTTACGCACCGCGTATTTGATGGCTAATTCGAGTTTAGGCATCTGATACGGATTCGATGAACGAGGTTCGATGTATTCTTTAATGATTTGTTTAGGTTTAAGTTTGGGATTAAACGCAGTAATGATTTGCTTGCGTTGATCGTCAATGTCGGTTCTCGTGCCATCTCTCAGGTAGAAAACAAATTTGCCCCTAGTTTTGACCTTATCGTAGTCAAAGGGATCTTTGCCGTTCATTCTGTTCTCCTGTTTAATGAGGTTATTAAATGAGTTTGTTTAGTTTCTTATACACATCATTTAACAATGTGGGTTCAACAAGATTCTCAAACATCCCAATAGACATATATTCATCGTTGTCTTTTATAATCTCTTTTAATCGATCAACGATTTCACCGTCATTGTTGGCAAAGTCCAAAGCGACCTTTAGTAAAAGCGCCTCATGGGATTGAATCCTTTTTTTTGTTTCTTGGTACATTCTGTTCTCCTGTTAATAATATGTCCTATTAAAATATACACATACGATGGGTTTGTCAAACAACTTGTAAACAATAATAAAACATATAGACAAATATATAAATTAAAACTACCATAGGTTAAATTTCTCAGTAGATGTAAATATGAATAAACCCCTACCAAAAGCCTTATGGATTGATCCAGAGCTACACGCCCAGATCCTTTGTCTGGCTGACTTTCAGAGGCGCTCTATTAAAGCGGTGGTGGAGAGAATACTTAAAAGGGCCATTAGAGAAGAGGCAGAAAAATCTGAGAATGGAGAATAGAAACATAAAAAAATTAGGAGATATGCGCGGTGTCAAAGAAGAGTAGAACCAAAGGACACAACTTTGAACGGCAAGTGGCTCTTGTTATGAATGAAGAGTTTTACCGACACGATCTACCCATTAAACTTAAACGCGATCTGGCTCAATACCAGGAGAGTGATCGCGGTGATCTATTAGGTTTGGATGGATTCACCATCGAGTGCAAACGCTACGCTAAAGGCAATCGCCCACAAAAGGCATGGTGGAAACAAGTGGTCAGGGCAGCCGGTAACACCATCCCCCTACTCGTCTATAAATTTGATCGACAACCGATTGAAGTGCAATTTCCGGTGATGCTGTTCGCTGTTAATAACGACTTTGAAGATTACTACAACGACTATCAAGCAAGGATGGATTTTGACTCCTTCCTGTATTTATTAATTTGTTACTTAAAGGCGAAACATGAGTGAAGACTTTAACTCCTTTCTTAAATTTATTCGCTATATGCACAAAGAGGCAAGCAAAGCTGCTGTTGCCAAAGGAAGAAAACCCGTTTCTTATGAATCCTACATTAACTCTCGTTTCTTTTTTCTAGTGGAACAGTTTAAAGAAATGACTAAATTGTTGCACTGATGAATGTACGAGTCTTTGACATTTGTTCCGGTATTGGCGGGTTCTCACTTGGGCTACACGCCACCGGTGGATTTGAAACGGTTGCCTTTTGTGAAACCGATGAGTTTTGCAGAGATATTCTCACTAGGAGATTTCCGAGCATACCGGTATATGGAGATTTAAAAGAGTTAGCCAATGATGAAGAAACAATCAGAACTATTCCAGACTTCGACCTCATCTGTGGTGGCATCCCCTGTCAGCCCTTCAGTGTCGCGGGTCGAAAAAAAGGAACGCAAGACGACAGACACCTCTGGCCGTCAATGCTTGAAATTATTAAACAAAAAAAACCCACTTATACCCTTGTCGAAAATGTTGGTGGCTTCGTCAACATGGCACTCGACCTTGTGTGTTTTGACTTGGAAACCGAAGGTTACGCCACACAATCGTTTGTTATTCCAGCTTGCAGTGTGCAAGCACCCCATCGAAGAGATCGAGTCTGGATCATCGGAAGGAGAGAAGATGTTGCCGAATAAGAAAAACCTATGGTCAACACCAACTACTTTTGATGCACATAACATCAAAGGCGAAAGAAAGAAATCATCGGGCGGTCAAATTGAGCCTTTACAACAACAAGTCAGATTGTGGCCCACACCAAGAGCAAGCGAATACAAAGGATGTGGGCCAGTAGGAAGTAAGAGCTATAAACACATGAAAAAGAAAAATTATTTATGTGCGGTGACAAAAGACCCTGACATGCCGACAGGCTCACTCAACCCCGATTGGGTGGAATGGCTGATGGGTTATGGTCAGGGTTATAGCGATCTAGATAACAAAAGCAGCTTCACTTTGGATTCTCACGAGGGCTTTCCCAACGAGCCTGAGATAGCAAGAGTCACGACAGAGAATCAATATCGCAAAGACAGACTAAAGGCATTGGGTAACTCCATCGTGCCACAGATTGCATACCACATTGGTTTGGCAATATTGGAACAGGAAAAGACATGAACCCAAATTTTAACGACTTCGAGAGAGGATTGATGGTTGTACTAATCATATCAGCCATCATTTTATTAATACTAATGAATATATGAGGAGAAAATTATGAGTTTATTAGGTTTGAATGATAGTGCGGATAACAAATCGTTTATCCGGTTTATGCCGTCTAATAATGGATGGTTTGTAGGTACTGACGAGGAAGTGGATATTAAACACATCCTAATCGATCCTGGTTCGGTTAAAACCGGCTGGGGTAGAATCCAATTAGGTGTTGCGCCTGACTGGTCTTGGGATGATGCCATTGGACAACGCGGCTTGCGACCAGGAGAGAGCGAGGATGAGAAATTCGAGTACAAACGCGGCTTTAGTGTGGATTTGTTCGGTCAGGAGATTGGTCTTAGAACATGGTCAACAACAACCACCGGCAGCAACATTGGCTTTGAAAAGCTCTACGATGAAATCCACTCACTAATGGGTGCCAACGATGGCAAATACCCTGTGGTGGAATACACCGGCTCTGAGGCAATTAAAGTGGGCAAAGGTAATACCAGGGTGCCACAGTTTAAGATTGTCAAATGGGTTGCAACCGATGAGTTTAATAAAAACGAACCCAATGGAGTCTACGAAGAACCAGCAGCACTCCCAATAGACAACACGGAAGATATCCCCTTTTAGGTTGTCAAACACGGCTAGGGGTGGGATTTTGTTCTCCTACATTTTGCCCGCCCCTAGACCATTAGGAATTTTATGTGATTGAAATAAGCCAATACAGCAAAGAAATAGCCATCGCCCTACTCGGTGAGGAGAACAAGCGTCTGAGTAAAGGCCATGAATTACGCTACGGCAATAATGGCTCGCTGAGTGTTAATTTGGTTAAAGGCACCTGGTTTGACCATGAAACAGAGGAAGGTGGTGGCATGGTCAGTTTAATTAAAAAACATCACGGTAGTGATGTGAGTCAGTTTCTCAGATCCATTGGCGTTGAGGACTTAAAGCCGGTGGTGGTTAATGGCGGTGACAGTAAGCCGGTTAAGTCATACAGCAACACTGAAATGCACAACATGGCGAAGGATGCCGAGCTGGTGTCGCGCTACTCAGAGGACTTCTGCGTGATGCGTTTTACAGGTAAGGTCATTAGACCGTTTAGCCGCTTGGCAGATGGTACATGGCGAATGAAACGCCCACAGGGTCTACTTCCGCTGATGTTTTCAAACGAGGGCGATAAAGACTTGCCCGCTTTGATTGTTGAAGGGGAAAATGCCCATCTGGGCGCTCGAACTCTATACGATGGCATTGTGGTCACCTGGCATGGTGGCACCGGATCCTGGAAGAATCAGGATTGGTCAAGGCTATCGGAATTTAGTGAGGTTTTAATCTGGCCTGATAAAGACGAGCCTGGTTTTAAGTGTGCCAATGAGATTAAAGAACATTTAAAACAACTAGGGATGGTGGTAAAGATTATCAACCCACCCAAACACTTTAATGACAAAGACGATTTAATGGATGCGTTTGAAAGAGGTGAGCAGCTTAATATTTTAGAGTACGCCAAGGACAATGAATACGATGCGGGTAAACGAGTGGTGTTTCATGCCTACGGCAACTTCAAGGATAAGGATTATCCGGAGATGGTGTGGATGATGGATAACCTAATGGCAAGAGGTCATTTGGCAATGATCCATGGTAGCCCAGGACACGGTAAGTCATTACTGACGCAAATCATGGCGGTGTGTTTGGCTGCCGGCTATGACTTTGGACACTACCCTATTACCAAGCCGCAAAAAGTAATGTTGGTGGATGCAGAAATGCCACCAGTAAGCCTACAACAACGATTCGCTGACATGATGATTCTTTTTGATGGTGAGATTCAGAAGGAAGAATTAATTAAACGAGTCAACCAGAACCTTATTATTATCTCCCATCACGATCAGGCGGAAGGACTCACACCTTTAAATACTAATGACGGTAAAGAATGGTTTTACAATGCTATCGATGACATTGATCCGGACTTTATTATTCTCGATAACCTACTCACATTAATGCAGTTTGACGATGCCAACAGCTCAGAAGAATGGGTCAGAGAGGTTAATCCCCTACTGCTTAAAATGCGTCAACAGGATCGCTCAGTTTGGTTTGTGCATCATTCGGGTAAATCGGGTAAACAATTAGGCTCAATGGCAAAAGAAGTCATCCTGGATTGTGTCATTAGAATCGAGCTGCAAGGTATTGATGAAGATGATGACGAGGGTATTTTAGGACTAGATACCAATTTACATGAGTCAAAATTCAAATGGACATTTGAAAAGACCCGACATTTTTACGGCCAACATGCTTATCCGGTGTTGTGGAAATACAGTAATGGCATCCTCACAAAAGATAAAACAGCTAAAGAATCAAGGGTCGAAATGGTGGCTCAAATGAAGAATGAGGGGTTAAGCAATCGTCAGATCGCTAAAGAGTTAAAAGTTAGCCCTGGCACCGTTGATAATGATGTCAAAACCGCTAAAAGCCTTGATATATATAGCGATCAGCCGGAGTTTTAGATGTTTGTGAAATTTTACAAGAGGGATTTTAAAATTAGGCAAAATGGGGTGTTTAAAAAAAGGTCGATTAGGCACTATTTTGCCCACTGCCTAATAGGGTGCCTAATTATTTCAGAACCGATTAGGCACTTAAACCCTATACCTATGCATGTTTCAGTGGGGTGCCTAATTGGGTGCCTAATTTTTTGCCTAATTATTTTTAATTTGATGCCTAATGCCTATATGCCTAATCCCCCTATAAGAAGGGGATTAGGGATATGGCATACAGATTTTAGGCGTTTAGCCTTTTTTACTGAGTCTTTATATTATGAGAAGTAATGATTTGTTTTCTAAAACTGATTCGAGTCTAAAGGATGAGTCGGACAAGACTTATTCCGAGATGCTAAAAAAGAAATCTCAAGTTGGGGCTGATTGGGGTTGGGAAAGGTTACAGGAATTAATTAGTCCTGATCTGAGAAAGCGATTTGTTAAGCAGCAGTTTTTATTATCTCAATCCATCACTACTGAGGACTATGAAAAAATCAAAGCTCACTCTGAGGGAATGATGAGAGGATTGGATGCTTTAGTTACTTATGCAAAAGATCAGGGGTTTGATAAGCTGAGTCCTTCGGTTTGGGTTACTAATCATCCTGAAACAGATACTCAGATATTTATAGCTTTGGATGCTGAGAGCTTACCTAGATGTTCAGCTCTAGCTGATGCTGAAAAACCCAGCCTGTATTTTTCCATTAAAGAATTGTTTGCCATGATTGATAAAGACTCTTTTGATTTAAAGAAAAGACTATCCAAGGATTTTGGTCATGTGGAGATATTGGAGAGAAAGCCGATTAAAGAAAAAGATGTGGAGAATATTTTGTGTGATGAGATTTTGTAGTGGCACATTATACGAACCAAAGAGGATCAGCGGGAGAGAAAATCGTTGAGACCTACCTATTGAAAAAAGGACTTAATACTTTTTCACCGAGTGCTGATGGCAACCGAGACTTAATACTTGAGCTGGGCAATAATTGTTTTTATGGGGTCCAGGTGAAAGCAGCACTGAGAGGCTTTAAAGAAAAAGGGAGAAACGATGCTCGTTATAAGTTTAATTTTAATAAGAATGGAAAGATGAGATACGACCCCAAGAAATGTCAGGTCTTTGCTTTGGTTTGTCTTAAAACAAACTTTATACATTTCGTGTTAAACACAGGGCAAAAGCAATGCTCTATCAGGGTTGATTCATTCACCCATGAGGATCAAGAGGATTCATTTGAGTCAATCGTTAAAGCGCTTAAAAAAAATTAAACAAAGTTTACAAATACCAAAGGGTTATAATTATGGAAAACGAAAGCCAAGACAAAAAAGAAGAATTGAATATTGAAACAATCGCTGCTTATTGGAGTCATCGTGGTTTTGTTGGTATGGAGTTAGGCAACAAGATTATGGATACCTTAGATCAAGGTGAAATAGTTGATGATGACAATGATGCTTGCAAAGTGTGTGAATAGATGACTGTAAAGAAAAAAGTTGGTCGTAAAAGAATTTACCTAGATCCTGAGAAGGTTAGAAGGTTGGCGGCACAAGGATTAAGCCAAAAGCAAATCTCAAGATCATTGGGTGTCTCCTGGAATACACTCAATCGTAACCGTAAACGATCAAAAGATTTTAATGCTACTTATGAGCAAGGAGTAGCTGAAGGATTATCTAATGTGACCAACTCCTTATACGAGCAAGCATTAGGTGGAAACACAACTGCATCTATCTTCTTTTTAAAGAATAGAGATGAGAACCGTTGGCGAGATAGGGTTGAAACGACACACGATCATCAGTTAAGCCTATCTAATGTTCTTGATTCAGCCAAAAGGAGATTAATTGATATCACTCCTGAAACAAAAAAGATCACCAAAACAGATAACAACGGTTAGTTTTGTTAATCATGTCAATACTAATGAAAGCATTGATCATAAGGGGATGCGTGTATATTAATCGATTTTTCTTTGTTAGTTTTGAGCCTTATAAAAGGGGGAGCGCATCAGTTCAAACCACCAAACCAGTTCAGGAACAGGAACCTAAACTGGGTTCTAGTTTGGCAGTTCCGGTTGGAAACCCGAACGAAAACCCAAACTTTAACCAGGTAGTTCCAGTTTTGGTTCAGGGAAATGCCCTGAAAGCCTTTAGGCATAGGCTTTTCCACGTTCTATACCAGAACGTAGTCATTGTTATGGCCCTGATCCGGCAGCTGGATCGCTGCTTGACCCCCCCCCTCAAACCAGGGAGGGGGGTGTTTGTTTTTGTACCCCCTAACTAAATTTTTGTAATTTTTTTTGATATGAAATACAGCCCTAAACAAGAAGAGGAGTTAAT